CAAATTTGACACTTGTGTGTCCACTGCTCGTGCCATAATCCTGATGCTTGCGATCTTAATAGATCCATTACTCATAAAGACCCTCAGGCTAGCCAAGGGGTCTGGATAGAGCCAACGTAATGCTGACTACTTTGTTAAGTAGTTTTACTCATTGCGCTGCATGGTTAAACTTGGTTAACAGAGAAATCTGTTAATTCGGATCCGAATTCCCGGTCAGGGAATAGGACACCTCCAAATTTAGATCATGAAAGTAAATTTTACAATTAACTTGTTTTACAAGTTTATAAAACTTACTGTCTGACTTCTGGGAGAACATAATGGTCATCACTACCCTAACTATATGAAGTTAGCTCAACGTATTGAACGGCTGTACCGTACTAACGGTACAACGTTTACTGTTCAATACCTTAAGGAATGTCTTAGACTTTGTCAAAAGACATTAGGTGGTGAGCACTGCTCGAGTGTTCAAGAACCTCGAGTTGCAATCCGTCGTGGACTACCTTTAATAATACCTGGAGTTCTTCGTCTAGAGATAGAGAAGAAGTCCAGAATAGTGATTAAGATAGTCCTGACTGTCTTGTCGGTATTTAGAGTTATGTCTGCCGCACCCAAAATCAAATTAGAGACTATAACTAGTCCTTTCTCGGGTAGTGTTACTACACTCCCTGAGGTCGATTTGATAGTACATGAGATAAAACGTTTCTTCGGCCCAAAGGCCAAGAAATATTTTGTTACGGACAAAGGTCCGCATCATGTGGGTCGGTCACTACTAACTCTAACCACAGCTGGCCCTAACCAAAGATCTCAGATATTAGGTTACCCGGTCGACGCTTTAGCGTGATCGAGATTTCCTACCCTGCTGGCAAAATATGAAGCATTTTGTAATGCTACTAATTGCATAGGTCTTTGGCGTAAATTAAAGGCAGATATCCAGGTTTGAGAAGAAGGTAAAACTACTCCTCAAGACCAGGGTATTCTGCTGGACCAGTTGAAACTTGGTAAGCTAAGTCTAAAGATGGAACCAGCAGGAAAAGTGAGAGTCTTTGCAATTGTAGACGCTTGAACACAATCTTTGATGTCTCCATTACATAAGGCTTTATTTGATATTTTATCAAATATTCCTAGTGATGGTACATTTAATCAATTAAAACCGGTTAAGGCTTTATTTGACAAAGGTTGTACAAAACTTTATAGTTTTGATTTAAGCGCTGCAACTGATAGACTCCCCATCGATGTGCAAATTCAACTATTAGGTCATTTATATGACTCTAAAGAAACTGCTCAGTTATGAGCAGATTTATTAGTTGATCGGGATTATCATTTATCTAGTGATGATCCTGACTTTGCCGAACATAATGGTATTTACCGTTATGCCGTCGGACAACCGATGGGTGCACTTTCCTCCTGAGCCATGTTAGCCCTAACTCATCATTGTCTCGTACAAGTTGCAGCCTTGAGAGTCGGCCATGATGGCTGATTCTCGGACT